ATTTTTCTTTTCTTTCTCCATTTAGGGAAACACTCCTACGAGTGTGAAAACCCGTCGGAGACGGGTTGTAGCCGCGCTCGCAGTAGCGGTCACGCGGCCGGGTGGTGGTGAACTTAGTAATCGACCAGGTATTGCAAGGCTTCATCATCTAGTTCAGGCTCGGATGTAGGTCCGAGAAGCAGTTTGACGATAGAAGGCCAGACATCTTGGTACGAAACACGTCCTAACTCCTCCCAAAACCAGGAAAGGTCTTCGACGGTAACGAGATCTTCGAAAGCCGTGGACGAGTTGAGCATGCGCTCAATCTCGCCCGGATATTGACTATGCAATCTGACACGGTAAGAAATACCCTCGAGAGAGTACTTCCCTTGAGACCGTGTGAGATGATAATTGGCGCGCTGCACGAACAAGTCGCGCATCGCGTGGCAGTATCGAAATTCGTAACAGTGAGAGAGGGCCTTTCCGGCCATGTATTGATCGTCATCCACAGCGTAGTTGCCATTGGGCCTGGTGTTAAACTTGGCTAACACTTTCCCAATGAAGGGCAACATGACATGTGAATGCTCCCCCCTATCCACAGGATAAAAGTGCTTACTGAGGAAGTGAGCACGGTGCAGAAAGGGGGATACATTGACCTTGGCTTTCATTCGGGCGAGAGCGGCGACTCGCTCGTAATGCCGCCCGGCACGTCTAACGCGCCTTGGCAAAGCAGCGAGCATGTCGTCGCCCAAGAGTACGACGCGGGATCCAGGAACGTGGTACATCCTGGTCCAACAGAAGTAGATGCTGAGGTTCCAAAAGCTGTTGCGGAAAGTTCCGTCAACAGCTCCGGTGGGTAATTGATTCTCCGCGACGGCCGTCAGGCCGTACTCCGTATTGCGCACGGAGAATTTGTTACTTGCTTTGTGCAGAAGCAAGAACCACCGGGGAGCACCCAGCCTGCGCATGAACTCAATCTCGAGTTCAACGACATCCTTGACCTGAAGTTTGTCGTTCTCGGAAAAGTCCGCCTCGATGAAGCTTTTAGCTCGGCCTCCTGCGGTGAGGAAGTCGACTATGTCAGGACTATGTTGTTTGTAACTTATCCTGTACTTAACATCTGGCAGTGCATCTCCGAGGTCGACAAAACGGTCCATAAGCACCTTGAGTAAGGGCCCGGCAACCATGTTATAAACATCCGTGCCTTTGAAGATGACGCGAGGCGCCACTTCGTGATGATCCTTAACAAGGGCTTCTATCTTGGTGAAGATGTCCTTGGAACTGTAGTCTGACAACCGGTTCAAGCCCAAGTTGTCACGAGCCATGCGCATCCGCTGCTGTTTTTCCATGTCAAATTGGCCTATCCAATCTTCGTACAACTCATCATCCCATTGGATGGTGGGCAGGGTCTTAGGCACCAGGTGCTTAATGAGGCGCCTGGTGTTGTGCCTAATAAACCCGTCCACACGGGCGTCCGAATGGAAATTCACCCTTTTGTTGAACGCGCTCAAAAGATCGGCGCGCGTTTGGGTGGTGATGTACGGCTTCTTGCCCCTAATCGTGGGCCCCAGATAAGCCTGCTTGAGGTTGACCCTCTCTTCGCCGGAGTGGCGGGCGTCATCAGTGAAACGGACGGGTACGTTAAACCCGAAGCGTTTGGTGGGATAATGATGACACCGCGGCACCCTGGCAAAGAGGGTGGGGTCAACCCTCTGGCTGAAAGCTGAGCTCTTGAGGGCTGCTGTTGCGGTTGCCGTTGCAGGTGCGGTTGGGGTTGCGGATGCG